GGCAAGATTGTATCTGAACTCAAAGAGATAGATGTAAATCAAATTAGCGACAGCATCCCCAAGCAGTTTGGGAAGGTGGCTAAATTAAAGGTCGCTTATGAAGAGAGTGAGTCATTCAAGAAACATGCAGACAATAATCCTAAAGCATTTAAGATAGCTAGAAAGTTAGAAGGCTTAGTAAAAAACACTGGAGTACACCCTTCAGGAATTTCTATTTGCTACTACCAGCAGTCAGACATCATGCCCTTGCAAAAGACTAATGATGGATCTTTAGTTTCAGGTTACGACATGGATGATGTTGCGAGCTTGAGTGTCAAGTTTGATATTCTGGGTTTGAGGACTTTATCAGTTGTCAATGATGTTTGCGAGAGATTGGGTCTGAATGTAAATGATATTGATCCTCATGACCCTTTGATTTATACAGCTTTATCTGACCTGCAAAACCCTCAAGGCTTGTTTCAGATCGAAGCAGATACAAACTTCAAAGTCTGTCAAAAGATTGCACCAAGAAATCTTGAGCAGCTTTCCGCTGTCGTAGCTATTGCTAGACCCGGGGCTTTAGACTTCAAAGATCGCTATGCTGAATACGCTAAGACTGGAGAGTCCCAATCGGTACATGAATTCTTTGATTCTGTTCTAGACTATACAGGAGGCATTCCTCTTTATCAGGAGCAGTTAATGAAGATGGCTGTGAAGGTTGGTTTCAGCTTAGACGATTCAGAGCAGCTTCGCCGTATTGTTGGCAAGAAGAAGATTGATCAAATGCCAGCTTGGAAGGCTAAGATTAGCGAGAAGGTTAGCCAGCTTGAGAATTCAGATCCTGTTATAGCTGATGTTCTGTGGAAGGTAGCTGAAGACTCAGCAAACTACTCCTTCAATAAATCCCACTCAATTAGTTATGCGTATTTGGCAGCTATTACAGTTTATTTAAAATTTAAATATCCACAAGAATTCTTTTTAAGTCTTTTGAGATTCGCCAAGTTTGAGCCAAACAGTCATGAAGAAATAGCAAAGATATCTCAGGAGTTGGCTAATTTTGATATTACGCTTCTCCCACCAGATCTTAACAAGTCAGATATTGACTTCAAGATTGAGGGTAAGGATATCAGATATGGTCTAAATTCAATCAAGGGTGTTTCTGAGAAGGTTTTGATTAACCTTCTAGATTTCAGAGAGGGTTCTTTTGCAAACAAGTATGAGGTGTTTGTGGTAGCAAAGCAGGTTGGTCTTAATATCGGTGTATTATCTAGCTTAATTCAAGCTGGTCTTTTGGAATCTTTTGTTGATGGTAATCGTTCCGATTTAGTTTTGGAGGCTCAAGTTTTTAATGCCTTAACAGATAGAGAGAAAAGGAACTTCATAGCGTTAGGCGAGAACTATAATTACAATATAATAGACTCGATTAATGATGTCATAACTAATGAAATGGTTGCAGATGACAACAAAAAGATTTTCAGAGATACCAGAATCAACACCCTAAAGAAAAAGTGGGAGCCTTACAAGGAGATTTGCAGACTCAATAAACACTCTATTAAGTATGCGAACTGGTATTTTGAAACAAAGCTTTTAGGCTACAGTTACTCTTATAGCATCAGGGATATATTTAAGCACCCCGAAGACTACCAATGTTCCGAATCTGTGAAGATGGCGGGTGAGAGATCTGAAGTAAGATGCGTTGGCGTATTAGCTGACATAACCAAGAGAACAAGCAGGAATGGCAATAAATACGCTAGGTTAGAACTGCATGACGAAAAAGGCGTGATTAATGCATTATTTATGGATAGCAATAGAGAATCACGCTTGACAGATTACCTTGATGCTGGTAATAAATTACCCAAGAAAGACGATGTGGTCATACTTACAGGAAGTAAGGGTGACGACATAATATTCGCTAATACAATAAATACTTTAAAAGATAAGATTTATATGAAGCTCTCTCAGGTAAAATAAGTATAATAATATATAATGTCTCTAACTGATTATAATCTCACGCCCAAAGCAAAAAAAGCAATAAAGGACGCTAAACTTTTCGCCAGATCAAATGACCACGCTTTAATTAGGATACCTCACTTATTTTATGGATGCTTATGTAACCTTTCGGACAGGGTTCGACTTCTGCTTGAAAGCAGAGGTATTGAATACTCATCTAAAGAATATGTAAAAGATTTTAAAAGCTTCTGCACTGAAAATGACAGTTACTTCTTAAGATCCAAAAACGAAAATGCTTGGCATTCTGAACTAAATGATGTCATATCTGATGCTAAGTCATTCGCTGACGATAATGAAGATTTTTTCATTGGGGTAGATCACATACTTTACTGCATTTTATCATCCCAGTTCTGCAAGTGTATACAATCAGATTTATGTGACGTTTTGAGCATGTCTGAAGTACTTCTTGAATTGATTATAGATGCTAATTTAGTAATCCCTAAATCGGAAGCTTTTCATCCTGAAGATAAACAATCAAAAGATTTTTTAGAGTTACTTAAGACATCTATGGGTGATGAGCCTTCTGGATTTTTATCTGAGTATTGCGTAAACCTTAATGATCAAGCCATGCAGGAAAATCAAGTGCCTATAACCTCAAGAGATGAGGAGATAGATAGTTTGATTGAGATCCTGTCAAAAAAGAACAAAAGCAATGCTATATTGCTGGGAGATTCTGGAGTTGGTAAAACGGCGATTGCTGAAGGTCTCGCTCAAAAAATAGTTAGGGATGAAGTCCCAGCCCACATGAGCTTGTGTACTGTGTATAGCGTTGACATAGCGTCTATGGTTGCTGGCACTCAATACAGAGGTCAGTTTGAGGAAAGATTCAAAGGTTTACTCAAAGACGTTGAAATGCGTCCTGAAGCAATTCTGTTTATTGATGAGATTCACACCTTAATGGGCGCTGGCAACTCCAGCGAGAACGGCATAGATGCTTCAAACATGCTTAAACCCGCGCTTGCCAGAGGAGAAGTTAAATGTATAGGAGCCACAACCTTTAAAGAGTACGAAAAGTCTTTTGGTAAAGATCCCGCTCTTAAAAGAAGGTTCGATAAGGTTGAGGTAAAAGAGCCAACAAAAGATCAGACAGAGCTTATGATCAACAATAGCATCTCATACTATGAAAATTTTCACAAAGTTAAATACTCAAAAAGAAATATCCAAGACATCTTAGATCTAAGTGAAATCTATTTATCAAATAAAAAGTTTCCTGAAAAAGCTTTTGATGTTATTGACCAAGTTGGAGCAAAAGCAAAAATCGAGCAGGACTACCCCGCTGAAGACTTAGCTAATATTAGAGAAAGATTTTCTGAAAAAGGCAAAGATTCAGATACAGAGGAAGAATCGGGGCAATTAATTAAAGAATATATTAAAGATCTAGTTTCTTATATAGATAAAGAAGATAAAAAAAGAAAAGTTTCAAGGAATCAGATCCTTGAAGTCTTTGAAAAGAAAACGGGTATACCCAAAAAAATAATTGGGGAAAGCAACAAATCTTTTTCTAATTTCAAAAAGAAGATACGGTCGGAAATCTTTGGTCAGGACGAAGCTCTAGACAGGATTTACAATATCCTCTGTTCTGTGAAGGTGGGATTAAACGACCCGAACAAGCCTCTAGCTAACTTCTTATTTGTTGGCCCAACTAGCGTAGGCAAGACATTTACAGCTAAGAATATCGCTAAACACTTTTTTGGTAATAAGAATTCATTCCTTCAAATCAACATGAGTGAATACCAAGATAAGACTGGTATCTCCAAATTGCTTGGAGCAAACGCTGGTTATGTTGGTCATGAAGATGGGGGAATCCTAAGTGAATTTGTTATAGACAATCCAAATTCTGTCATCTTGTTTGATGAGATTGAGAAGTGTGATCCAAAAATTCTAGACCTACTCTTGCATCTACTCGACGAAGGTTACATTTCAGATAGCTTCAATAGACGTATCGACTTCTCAAAATGCATTATTGTGATGACGACTAACATTGGACACAAAGAAGCTACAAAAAACACAATGGGCTTTATGTCCGAAAAGAATGAGCAGGATTCTTATAAAGAAAGTTTGAGTAAATATCTACGACCAGAGCTAATAGCTAGAATACAAAACACCCTAATCTTCAATACACTAAATGATGAGATCATGGCGAATATTGTGGGTGTAGAAATAAAAAAGATTAAAAATCGCTTATCCGATAAAGGTATTAACCTTTCTGTCCCGAAGGCAATCCAGAAGTTTCTAGTTGAGGAAATTAAAGCTAAAAAACTAAATGCTAGGAACATAAAAGCTCTAGTTGTGAAGCTAATTCAGTTCCCATTAGCCTCATTTATGATGGATGAAGAAAAAAACAAAAAATTGTCACTAAAAGTTGTTGACAAGACTATCAAAGTCTACTAATATACAAACATGAGTAAGTCAGTTCTTAAAGCTATTCGCAATTCAAAAGGTCGTTTTTTCGGTCTTTACACCAAGCAGGGCGAATCCCTTAACGCCCAGCTTCAATCTGAAACAGACCAAACAATTGTGATTTATGATCGCAATTTTAATCGTACCCGCCGTTTATCGAAAACTAGTATCGCTGGAGTGCGTTCAGGTTCTCGTACCTTTGGTCAAGTTCGTCGATAAATTAATATTATGAAAAGTGAAAAAGGCTTCGTGCCAACATTGTTGTTATGCTTCTTTTTAGGAGTATTTGGAGTTCATAGATTTTACGTTGGTAAAATTGGAACAGGAATCCTGTCTCTTTTGACTCTTGGAGGTCTAGGCATATGGGCGACGATTGATCTTGTCATGATCGCCGTAGGGTCGTTTAAAGACTCTCAAGGTTTAGTTGTAAAAAACTAGGATAGGTAATATTAGTTTGTAGCCATAACGCAAGACCCGTCCCTTTAAAAGGGGCGGGTTTTTGTTATAATACATTGTGAACATTAATTCAATATTCAAGGACAGGTTATATAATTTGCCTGTTGCTAGTAATCCTAGTAAGGCAGAGCGCAAGATTGTTTCTAAAATATTAGATTCTTGCGATATTAAAACCCCTGAAAGTAAAACCTCCCTTCTTTATGTTGAAGAGGATTATGATTTTTACACTATAAAGGACGATGTTCGCGGGTTTGATTTGAAATTTTCACTAGATCATGAGAGTAAAAACTTTTTTAGAGAAATCAAAAATGTAAAATCATGCAAGTCTCAATACTCCCCGAAGTATGTAAAAAGCGATACAATAAAAGTGGGTGACAAAGTTTGTTTTCTGCTTTGTGAGTCGGATTTATCTGAATCTTTGTTTGATTATGGCAGGTCTATCCTATCTAGTCATTTAACTTTGTTTTGCGACTGCTATGCAGATTTCGCTTCTAACTCAAACTACAGGACTCTATATAAGACTATCGTCAAAGAGTCTGTTATGGAATCCGACATGGATCAAATATTTGATGAAGATCAAAAAGAGTTTATCCAAGATAATTCTGATTATGAAAAATGTAAAACAATTGTAGATCAACTCAAATCAGAGATATTAGATCGTGTAGAGAAGCTCCCTAAATTGTATACTGGGAATATCCTTGGAGATATGAGTAAAAACTCAATATTTACTTCTGGAGATCAGTTCCTATTTAAAGATTTAAGATTTGCATGTAAGGGGCATATTTACTCAGATATAGCAAATATGGTTTTATTTTATGGTTTAAATACGTTCTTAGAAAAAAAACTTTTAAAAACAGCTTCAGAGAAGTGTGGAATAGAATTTAATCAAGATTTATATAAACTTTATTATGAGCTAGAATTGAGGCGCAGGGCTTTATACTATTTACTACAATATTTAAAAGAAGTTTATGTTTACGAGTCTATGAGGGTAGAAACTATAATTCAAATTATAGACTCTTTTTCTCAAAGCTATAAAAGACTTTGCAAGATACCTATTTTCAAAGAACATAGAGAATTTATATTAAGAAATATAACAGAGCCTGTTTTTGACAGAAGGGTTAAAGATTAATTATTCAATTATAAACCCTTTCATGTATCATCATTTATGATTGTTCAGCTTTACAAACCTAACCCTAGAAATACTGGGTTCGCATTTAGTTGCGATATCGGTAGCGCTAATCAAAAAGGCGAACCTTGTGTTTATGTCAGGGCGGTTAGACAATTTTCTTGGGATAACAATAAGAAGACTGGCTCTTTTTCTCAAAACTCAAAGAATCCAGAAGCTTCTATTTCTATCAAACTTAACGAGGTTGAGATTGGGGGATTGATCCATGCGATTGAAAAATATACAGAGTTTTCTGCATATCACTCCTATGAAGACAATAAAACTCAAATTTCTTTTAAGCCTTGGGAGAGACAAGGGAGATCTAATGCTTTTTCTTTTGGCATTATTAGGAACTCCACCAACAAGTTTGGGATTGGGGTGGAGATGTCAGAAGCTTATTGCTTGCTTGAGTTTTTTAGGTTTGCCCTGCAAGAGATTTATGCCTTCCGTCTGACTAAAAACGAAGAAATTAAGTCGCGAAAGTGAAGAAAAAAGTTTTAATTCATTCTAATTCTTGTAAAGCCTTTACGGGTTTTGGAAAGAATAAGAAGAATATCATGCGCTACCTACAGAATACAGGTAAGTATGAATTAATCGAGTTGGCTAATGGTTTGGAGTGGTCTAATCCTCAATTATCTATAATGCCTTGGCGAGCTGTTGGGGCGATGCCATCAAAATCCACCTTGTCAGGAATGAATCAGGAGCGTCAGAGGGCAGAAGGTTATGGCTTGTCTGCTGTTGATCGCGCAGTGAAAGATTTCAAGCCTGATGTATACATTGGGATGGAGGATATTTGGGCGTTTCAAAATTATCATCTGAAGCCTTGGTGGAATAAAATTAATTGCATGATTTGGACTACTTTAGATAGTCTACCAATTTTGTCCCAAGCTATTGAATACGCGCCAAAAACTAAGAACTACTATGTTTGGGCTTCTTTCGCTGAAAAGGCGATGAATGAGATAGGCTACAATCATGTAAAAACTCTTAAAGGATCGTTAGAGCATGATAATTTTACACGATTGTCAGATGACAAACGTAAAAATTTACGAGAGCGTTACGGCTTATCTGATGAATTTATTATTGGTTTTGTTTTCAGGAATCAACTGCGTAAATCTGTACCTAACCTGCTAGAAGGTTTTAAAATTTTTAAAAGTAAAAACCCAGATTCTAACGCTAAGCTTCTTTTACATACTCATTGGTTGGAAGGGTGGGACATCAATAAATTAATCTCTGAAAAAGGCATAGATAGGTCAGATATCCTTACTACATACGTTTGCTCTAATTGTGGATCTTATCATATTTCACCTTATCAAGGCCAGAAAAAAGATTGTCGGAATTGCGGCTCAAAAGAGACTGTAAATACAACGAATACTCGAAAAGGAGTAAGTGAAAAACAGTTGAATGAAATTTATAATCTTATGGATTTATACTGTCATCCATTCACCAGTGGTGGGCAGGAAATACCAATCCAAGAGGCTAAACTGACGGAGCTTGTGACTTTAGTGACTGACTACTCATGTGGGGTAGACAACTGCACTGAAGAAAGCGGGGGTATCCCTCTTAACTGGAGTGAGTATAGAGAACCCGGGACGCAATTTATCAAAGCTTCAACTTGCGCGAACTCAATCGCTAATCAGATTGAAAAGGTTCATGCGATGCCATCTTCACAAAAAAGTGAGATGGGTAAAATCGCTCGTCAATGGGTGATTGATAATTTTTCTGTTGAAGTCATTGGTAAGAAGCTGGAGGAGATTATTGATAATATGCCATCTGTTGATTACGACTATGATTCAAAACATAGAGATTACAATCCAGACTATGAAGTTGGATCTTACGACAACAAAGAGGACTTCTTGATCAGCTTGTATAAAAACATTCTAGATGAAGATGTCGATAAGAACTCAACTGGAGTAAAGCACTGGATAGAAAAAATTCAGTCGGGGGAAAAACCAGAGCAGATAATTAGCCATTTTAAAAATATAGCTAAACAGCAGATTCAAAAGTATAAAGCTCCCTCTCTAGAAGATTTACTTGGTGAGGAAGATAGTGGCTCTAGAATAGCTGTCATACTCCCTCAATCCGCAGTCGATGTTTTATTGGTTAACTCTCTAATGAAAAGATTTAAAAAATTGTATTCAGATTATAATATTTATTTTTTCACAAGCCCAGAATATTTCGAATTCATTGAGGATAGCCCCTATGTATTTAAAATTTTAAAATACGATAAAGAGATCGAAAACTGTTTGCTTCTAGAGGGGACAGGAGAGTCCAAGGGGCTTTTCGAGGCGGCGTTTTACCCGCATACAACCACTCAGAAATCAGTATCCTTCACGCACAATGGAATCACTAAACACGAATTTTCGTTTGTATAATGTCTCACTTACTTCATGAATACTCAAAGAGTTTAGGTGTAAAAGCCTCTAGGCCAGATGTCCAACAACATTTCTTTCCATGCTTGGATGAAAAGTTTATAGTATTTTTTGATGGCGATCAAAATCAATCTAAAATTTATAAACATTACTCTACAATCTTCCAGCTTATAGGTAAGACTTTAAGAGATCATAATATTAAAATATACCAAATCGGAGGTGAAAATCCAATTGTTGGAGCAAATAGGCATTTGAGTTGTAGCTTTAAAAATGAAGCTTACATAGTCTCAAAAAGTATGCTTTATATTGGCCCTGATAGTTATTTATCTCAGTATGCCAGTTCTCAAGATGTAAAAACTATCACCTTGTATGGCAGCAATTATGCAAGCAACACAAAGCCTTTTTGGGGTAGCTTTAAAAATAAAGTTTGTCTAGAGCCAGATTGGAGTTGTAAACCATGTTTTTCTAGTCATGATCCACAAAAACAAATAGATTCGATTAAACCAGAGTTAATTTGCGAAAAAATATTAGAGTTTTGTGGGTTATCCCATTTAACCTTTAATTTTAAAACATTAAATATTGGCGATTCTTATTATCAAAAAATTGTAGAGGTTATACCCACTTCAATAGTGGAAGGCTTACCAAAAAGCATTTTTGTTCGTATTGATTATGGAGTGGAGGAAGAGCCTCTACTTTACTATTTCTCTAATCACGAAGTAGTATTACTGACAGATCAGTTAGTACAGGTAAACATGTTACTTCAATATAAAGATAACATAAAAAGGATTATATACACAATCCAAGATAAAGATGATACGATCCCTGAAGAGTATTTTGAGGCTTTGAAGAAGTTAAATATTGATTTTATTTTGCTATCTAAAAAAGAAGAGGACTTGCCTGAATTAAGGAATAGATATTTTGATTGTCAAGTTCATCTTAAAGATGATGACAAGGATAGGGTAGAGTGTTCTAAAAATGCCAAGTTTTTAACAAACAAAAAACTTATTGAAGGGGATAAGGTCTACATGAGTTACGCTCATTACAAAAAAGGGCTTGACTCCTGCGATAAAGTGTTGGATACTCCTGAATACTGGGAAGAGTCCAAACACTTCTATATTTATGAGCAAGAAAAAAGCAGCTAAGAAAGCCACCAAGAAAAAACTATTCGGACCCGATCTTTACAAGAGGGATGAGCATGGTCTCCTAGAGAATGTTGATTACATCTTTAATGAAGATGGTTCGGTAAATTGGCGAGCTATGATCAAACCTGAGTTTCTTTACCCGAATCGAGATTGGTTTAATTACAGGAACAAGCCTGTACCAGATTCTTCTGAAGGTTTAGCTGACAATCAGTTACTCATCATGCTTGGAGGTATTAAAGAACTCGCTCGACTTAGGGGTTTTGAGAATGTGTCATTTGAGGTTGACAATGTATCTGAGAGTTACGTTGTTGCTTCTTGCGAAATTCTTTGGTCTGCTAATTATGAGAGCGGAAAAGAGCGGGTAGCCTATCAAGACGTAGCTAACGCCACATTAGATAATACAGATTCATTTGCTTCGAAATTCTTGGAGACGATAGCTTGCAATAGAGCTTTTGTTCGCTGCGTTCGTAACTTCTTGAACATCCATATCGTGGGTGCAGATGAGATCGATAAGTCGAAGGGGGCTAATAATAGCATCTCTGTGGAATCTGTGGAGGCAGCAGCCACCACACCTATTGGCCTTTTACAAAAAACTTTGCTGTCTAAAAAGGGTGTATCCTCATTTGAAGATTTTATTGAAATGCTGAAGGTGTTTTGGAAGGATGAAACTTACAAAAATGAGGACGTTGCAAAATGGAAGTCTTGGAAAGATATTCCAAGTAAAGAGATCCGTAAGCTTATTGGGCTTTTACACAAATGATCAAAAGAATAGTTAGCGCGGATGAATTTTGCAAGGTTGTAGATAACGTTTCTAGTTATCTAGACCTCAACGAGGAGTCTAATAATTATTATTACCTAGTACCCAATAATGGAGACGCAATAAAAAAAGCTTTTGGGCATGATAGAATGTTAGCTTTTAATGTGTTTGTGTGGGCTAACCTAAATAATTTGGGTAAATATGATGCTGTGATAATTTTTATTAAAGATAAAAGCCCAAAACATGGACAAGAGATTTTTTCTGAATATGTTTGGTTGTCAGCTAACCCCAAGGCAGGTTACAAACTGTTTGCTACGGCAATAAAATTTGCTAAAAATAACGGTTTCGAATACATATCTATGGGCATTTCGGAAAAATCTCCAAAAAAAGACAAGGTAAAAAAACTTTACAAAAAATTAGGTTTCATAAAAACCTCAGAATGTTACATAGCAAAATTATGAGCGGAAAAACTTGCAAAAAAATTAGAAAAGCATTATCATTAGTCAATGAAGACCCGACATCAAGAAGGAACTACAGAAGATTCAAGCGCCAGTACCAACGTGTCCCATCTCAACACAAATCAGACTTCATTAAAGCAACGGAAGGACTCTTCCAGTGATTGGAGTAAAAAGAGAGTTGGTGGATTTTGGATCAAAAAAGATGTATTAGGCAATAATTATTTGTCTGGTTCTGTCATGATTGAAGACGATAAGCCTGAGTGCTTTCACATCTTCAAAAACCGTTCAGAGGACAAAAATCAACCTGATCGAATTTGTTATAAAATCTCTAACAACTCAGAAAGGGAGGAGGCTGGCGCTTTTTGGATCAAGAAAAGCAAAAAGGGTAAAGACTACCTATCTGGAGTGATTCGCAGACCTAATAAGAGTCCTCAATCTGTTCATATTTATGCAAATGATTTTAAGCAAGGTAATCAACCTTTATACAATTGCTACTTAGTTTGACTCTCATCTCTAAGTCTTTGATTTTCTTCCCTTAAAAATTTAATTTCGACTTTTAATTCTGTGACTTGGATGGTCAGTTCACTTATTTGAACCCTCATAGCTTCTTTTTCTTCAGAAGAGCTGATAAGTAGGGCTTCTAGCTTACTTACCCTATCAATTAGATTACTGAGCAGGACTCCTTCTGTTTGGTAGTCTAATTTTTTTATCTGATGTTCGGCACTTAGTCTTTGACTCATATATTTCCACAAAGCTCCCCCGAATAATGCTGACACTACGGATGAGATAATTGTCCAATGATCCATAGATTTAATTACACAATTTATTTTAATTAATATTAAAATATTTCAAAAAATTTGATTTAGGTGTAATTAAAATCAAATGGGGGAAACAGATAAAAATCTTGAAGAAGCCGAGGCTTTCGCTTTAAAATACTGTAACCCAGATGATAGCGAGGTCATCTCCGATCTTGACAGGTATGCGCGAGAGACGGCTTGGACGTTGCTGCAAAGGGTCAAGCATTTAGATGATCAAAAGTGTGTTTGTGAGGATTGTGGGGTTGAGATAGTAGAGGACACAGAAGAAGAAGTTGAATCGCCCCCTGAAGAGCAGGAAGAAAACTCAGAAGTCAAAGGTGAATCTTCAGATGATTCTAACTTGGAAAAGCTTATAGAAACAGATAAAAATAATAAGAGGCTAACGAAAAAATCAAAAAACGTCACGGTAGGGGTTGGAGTTATAGCTGCTACAACTCAAAAAATGGCAGCAATGGGAACTGCTGGGCTAATGACGATTGCAAGCGGAACCTATTTCCAAGCCAAAGCAGCGAAAACGGAAGGTATAGAGATAGCTGTTGTTACAGAGCAAGAATATGGGGCATTTTCCAAATTCAATAGGTTTACTGAGTCAGTTTTAGGCATTTCAACCTTCGAAGGCATTAGAGAATACGCTGAAAAAGGGTATGGTGACATAAAAGGGTCTAACCCCTCTTCTGAGGAGGGCGAAGAAAAAGATGAGCTTGCTGAAGAGGAGAGAATAAAAAGAGACAAGGAATTACTTGAAGCAAGGGAGGATCTCAAAATTAATTCCAATGAGCCTCCTACCAATCCCCCGAAACTATCTGATTATTAATCATGGAAGAAATATTCGACAAAATTTTAGCGCCTTATATGTCCTCGCTGCCTGAATTTGTAATCGCGGTAATGGGCATAGTTGGGACACTTGCGTTTTTCGCGCCAGAAGATAGCAAGTTAAGTAGATTACTTAACAAAGTCACTGGGAGATTGTCAAAACTCAAAAATTACTTACTTAAAAAACTTAAAAAATGAAAAAATTAACACCTTTATTATTGTCACTATTTGTTTTATGTTGTTTTTGCAAAGCAGCTATCGTCACCTTTACAGGTGGGACGGCAGACTTAGAATCAGGTGGCACTATCATCACAACTACAACTTCTCAAAATTATGGGGTCATTAGCTATCAAGAACAATCCGTTATTCTTGAATATGTTTCACCTACCGAAGATTGGAGTTTTCAGACTGTAGGTGATTATTATGATGTGGGGAATGATGTCATTCACGGTCATTGGACTGCAATCTCTGCTATAGAGATCTCTCTTCAAAATAACAACCCTTTCGATTTACAGTATTTTCAGATAACTTCGAATACTTCTGTTGGTGGGCAACCAGCTACAAATGAAGAGAATATTGGAATTCAAGGCTACTTAAATGGTTCTTCTGTTACCGAAATATACGCTTTACCCAGTGTAGATTGGGGCGCAGCAAGCACTAGAGATGTTTTCCTGCCCAGCTCTTTTAATAATGTCGATAAAGTAGTTATTTTTGATAGGGGTGTATCAGGAACTCACACTGGAAATTCAAGCTGTCCTGAGTGCGGTAATTCAGGCTTTTGTTTTGGGATGGATAATTTTGTGTTTGATGAAGCTGTTCCTAATTCTCTTGTTCAAGGTAATGGCACTACGTTACCAGTAGTGCCAGAAGCTAATTCTTTACTATTTTTAACTGTAGCTTTACTACCTCTATTCAGAAGGAAGCGCTAATTATTGATTGTAAACTTCGCGCTCTAACTTCCTATAACGAGCGTCTGAATGCCAAACTTCGTTAGTTTGGGGAGTGTAAATCCCTTCCTCAGTCTGAATCGACTGACCCGCCTTGAGCTTCAAGGAAGACGGCTGATATATGTTTAAACTGCTTGTTTTCGGTGAGGAGCTGCCCCCGCAAGAAGTCAGCGCGATCATTGGACTCATTGTCGCCAATAGCGCGTAGCTTTTCAATTTCTTCGATAAATTCATTTTTCTGTTTATTATGCTTTTCTGTGATTTCAAAAAACGCAAGTTTGTTCCTCAAGGCGAGATACAACTCAATGCTTTTTAAGATAGATTTGACCAGAGACATTACTTTGCTTGTTTTTTACTGTTAAAAATCTCTTTTTCCCCATCATCTTCTACAACTTTTACTGAGCCAGAGACATATTTGGCACAATTAATTGCTTCATCCTTCAAAAGGTAAGAGTGATGATACTTCTTTCTTTTATCGTATACACGATATTTTACTAATTCTTGATTCATTACGGCGTGAATTCTAAAGTTATGTTGGCTACAAATGTTTTATCATCAGAGATCATTCCTTCAATTAGACACTTGCCTTCTCGTAAGGAGACGCGCTTCCCGTCAAAAAGATACTTCTGTTCATCAATACTAATTTGAGTTACACAGGCGTTTATACCAGATTCTACGTTAATTATATCGTAATCCACAATTTTATCTTGTAGGTGTTTACTGCTATCATTTGTGCCTATTACTTTAAGCTGTTTTTTCATCTTTTCTGTATTATACCATAGGACGGTTTCGTCCTTATCATTAAATATTATAGCTCTTTTATCGTATCTATCAACCCATTTTTTGTATGAGTCAGATTTAAAAGTCCTCCTTATCACTGAAGAAAAATATTTGTGATTATCAGATCTGATAAAATCCATTATAGAATAAGCCGCTTCAAATGTTTTCTTAATATTTCGGGGTTTTGTAGAGAATACAAACTCAATCAAATTAAAGTTGTCGCATTCCTTATTGAATATGTAAAGAATATTTTCATTATTTAGCTTAGCGATATATACATTACATTCCCGCCAGAAATTATCAAAATATTTCTTGATTGACTGTTCTCGCATAATTCTAGACCCTGAGCAGAAAACTTTAAAAGGTTTAGATTTTTGACAGAATTCTTGAAAATCATCCCAAGCTTCTTCTTTGTTGATTAGTTGTTTAATTATCATTTATCCTGTCTATAATAGTAAAAGAAGTGTAATATTAAACATGGCGGCTGAAGGAAGAAATGAAGTAGCAAGGAGTTTGTTGGATTTACAGCCAACAGCAATTGTTGAGTTATATACATTGCGTCCAGATACTACCAATAGCCCGAATCTATCTATCGCTTTCCACGGCGGTTCAATGTTTGGCAAAAATATTACTTGGCAGGGCATTCAATATGTCCCAGTCCCTATAGAATCCGAAGGTTTTGGGGTTTTTGGCGATGGCACTTTACCTCGACCTAAAATTAAAGTAAGCAATAATAACAAGTTGATTACCTTTTTACTGGGTAAATATAAAGATTTTAAAAATGCTTCTATATCTAGAACAAAAGTTTTTGTTAAACACTTGGACGATGCAAACTTCGATGGCCAAAACCCTTTCGGTCTAGCTAATACTGAATCTGAAATCTCAACAGAGAAATATTTAATAGGCCAAAAAGTTCAAGAAAATAAAGCATTTGTTGAGTTTGAGCTTAATTTACCTTTAGATCTTGACAACTTTGACATAAATTATAGAACGGTAAATGCAAAATACTGTTATTGGACATATAGAGGTTTAGGTTGCCAATATGAAGCTAAACCTGTTGAACAAGAAGATGGAAGTGCCTTCGTTAACGTGCTTGGAGAAAGGGTAACGGTAGATGCTACCGAAGAAATGATAAGGACGGGTCAATTATTCTACGAAGCGGAGAAAACTTACAATGCTGGAGAACCTGTTTATTTAGAAAACTCAAGAATAATAGTTGGAAGAGAACAAGATAATGAACCAATTTTTCATAAAACTTGGTATGTTTGCGTTAGTGGTAATTCTGGTCAGCACCCAGAGGACAACTCATCTTTCTGGCAAAAAGATGGATGCAGTAAAAAAATCGAAGCGTGTCAAAAGAGATTTACTAGTGATAGCTTAAAAAGAATATCTTTAGGTGTGGAGGAAACGGGTTTTAATTATCTACATCTAGATGGGGAGGAGGGTGCAACTTTAGCTACTTTACGTCCCGATCTAACAGGGGTATTCAATAACCAAGAGTGGACTGTTTCTCTTTGGATGCGTGGAGAAAAACAATTTGAAGATAGTTCGGGGAATTTTACAGACCCTACAGTATTCGCTACTAAGGGTTTACCTAGAACAAATAAACTTTTTACTCCTGTAGACGAGGGTGGAGCTTCGACTTCGGGATCATTTACGAGTTGCGTTGCAGCTAACCTACACTTTTCTTCTGCAATTCAAGGCGAAGAAGGTCTCTTCTTAGAGCTTTCAGCCCCTCAACACTTCAATGATAGAAGCTATACAAAAAAAATACCCACAAAAATAGCATCATCAGAACATTTTAACTTTTTAGTTATTAGAGGTATCAAACGGAAATACAGAGCGGGTGGCCCCCATGTTGAAATACTTGTTAACCCATACAAAAATCAATACGGAGCATTTAGTTACTCAAACAGGATCACAATGAGAGCGCATGGCTTTGATAAGGGTGTTGATTTCTTTTCTGTGTTTGGTGAGGCTACAGGGGTAAACGAAGATCCCGTCAATCAAATAAATAAAGAAAATTGTTTTGGTGGCGATATAGCTCAGGTTTGTGTTTGGGGGAGAAAACTATCTAACGATGAAGTTTCTTGGGTAGGTTCTGCGAATAGTGTAGCTGATTCAGAGTATTACTTAACAGATAATAATCTACAGAAACGTGTAGATCTTTATTGTGATTATGCACCTCTTTCATATGGGGAAACTACAGGATACTTGTCATCGTTAAGGACGGATTTAAAGGGGTGGTACGACATGAATACAGCTACTGTTAGCGGTAAATTTCTTAGCCTTGATGAGTCGGATGGAGATAACCACCTAACAGGATTTGGCGACACCAACCAATTTGAAACACGGAGGCTAGATTACACAGTAGGTAAGTTTGAACAGTTTATAGCTAACCAAAACGCGCTACAACCTTTACCCTTTGGTGGGTTCCCCGGCACAGACGGCTTTGATTACAAAGCTTTAGGATCACAAAATATATGAATTTAAAACAAAAACTACAAGAAATAGTTGATTATTCAGATAATAACCCATTTGTAGAAATTTGTGGTTTTTTGGGTTTTGATGAGAAAACAGAAAGCTATGTAGTGCAACATTTGGAAAATATATCAGAAGACCCTAGAAGCAACTTCATGCTAGACCCTTTGGAGTATCTAATCTTCAAAGATAAATTTGATATGGTCGCTATATACCATAGCCATATCAACGTGGATGAGCAGCCCTCAGAGTTTGATGTAAAAATGTGTAATAATTGCTGCATACCCTTTCTCATATACAGTTTAGAAACTAAAAAATTTAATCTTTATGAGCCACAAAATCTAGAAACAGATGTAAATATACATAACAGGTTTAAGGAGGATTATGACAACTATTAGATTACATGGGATTTTAGCTCAAAAATATGGCAAAGTGTTCAAAATGGATATAGATAAGCCCAGAGACGTAATCAGGGCTATAGATGTTAATAGGGGCGGTTTCCGAAAGACTGTTATGGATTTACAGAAACAGGGTTTTACTTACGAAATTATTGTAAACAAGGAAAGACTAAGTAAAAAGACTTTTTTAGACAACAAAAATCCTAAAGAGATAGATTTTGTGCCTTTTATTGTAGGTGCTGCGGATTTCGGCATATCACTTTTTCTTATGTTGCTTAGTACAGCTATACAATATGCTCTTATGGACCCGGGTACTATTGATGGTGGTGAACAAACTGTGGGTGGAGACAGTAAATCTTTAATGTTTAGTAGTAGTCTAATTAATTTGACCGCTCAGGGTTCTCCACTACCAATAGGTTACGGAAGATTAAAAGTTGGATCTAGCGTAATTCAGTCATCAATGAAGTCTCTACCTCAAACTGTTAGGACTGTGGATGCAATGCAATCTGATACTTATGTGCCTCAAAACGAAGACGGTCTTACTTATCAACAATCAGATGTAGAGATTTCTAATCCTAGCTTGTAAATTATGAATCATCTATCTAGAAAAAAGAGGCTGTATGGAGCGGGTAAAAAACCCAAGGTTAAACCTGCGGTCTTATCCCCTCCAAAAATAGGTGATTTTCAGTTTGGATCATCATTTAGTTTTGTGGAGACACTCGATCTTATTTCAGATGGACCTATTGAAGGTTTGGTGGACTCAAAAGGTAATCTGTTAGAAACTAAAGATATTTCAAGAGGGGTTTACTTGGATGCGACCCCTGTTTCAATAGCTAGTAATACTGAAGACTCTGAAAATGAAAAGACAGTAACAGATTTTAAAAAAATAAATGTAGATATTTCTAGCACTTTTCAAAATTTAAAGGTGGCAGATCAAGGTGGAAAATCAAGTGTTACAATAAATGATATAACTCACGTTAATCAAGAGTATAGCGTAGGCAATGATGTGACAAATCAGCTCATAACTTGGGAGAACCTTGTTGATGGTGTAGATCCTTTAATTGCTCTTTCCTCGCGCGAGGATTTTACGTCACTAAGCGCTAGCAAAAACAACTCCAGTAAAAAGAAATATAATTATGACTCTGATTCAGAATCTTATAATATGATCAGGTCGTCGGTGGGGTACAGAGTTAGTTTTCTTTGGGCCAATGTGTTGAATGACAGTGACTTACGAGCTAACCTAAGTGCTAGCACAACAGAACTTATTGTAGGTTTTTACAAAAATTATGATCCAAATAGTAGAGTTGGACCTAGAGATATTAACGGCAAACCAAGAATAATTGACGCAATTGGAGCATTCAAAATCGGAGGGAAGGAGAGAGATGGGACAGAGACTTTTATTGGTGTTTTAACAAATGCGTATAATGTAACTTACAAAAACAACGCTTTTATGAGGTCGCTCATAGAGACCAAAATGAACGCTTTTTTTGGTACAGGTTGGCAGGAACGCAGCATAGGCAGCTTGCGAGATCAACTTTATTATACTCGCGATGATGCTGGATATCTTATAACTTACTATCCCAAACGAGATATTTTGAATGGTACGTCTGCCGTGACATTTCAAGATCCAACACAAGTTAGGTTTACATTTACTGATTCTAACGGCAAAGAGTCTCCCATTGTAAGAAATTCCAGTTACATAGATTTGTTAATTCCAATATGCGATGAAAATGGTGTGGTTCAAACTGGCGAAGATGTTCTTGGGGCTGTATTTTTACACATCCCTCAATTCGCTTCATTCCAGACGTTAAGTCAGACTAGGGAGGCACAGGTAAACAAAAACAGATCGGAATTTCTAGCAGCAGGAGGAAATTTATATGATGGCAATGTGAATCTGTATGAAGGAGTCGCGCTTAAGCCATTTTTAAAAGAGGAGTCTCACGATATAGATAAAACCATATCTGAATTAAAAAAAATATCGACCCTCTCTCTAACTGAAAAGCTTAATAATTCCTTAACAAGCTCAAAATACAACTACAATAATGTTTTAATTGAATCAAGATGGGGTAACGAGAAGCAATCTCCATTTAAATATTTTAATAAAATAAATATAGATAAATCTGTAGACAAAAATGTCTATGGCCCATTCAAAACCAATGGCCAAGTTCAGAGATTAAAGAAGAATATCTCCTTCAATAAAGAGAATATTAATATGTTAGAGTCTGAATTCGATGGCCCTAATCTAACTTTGTCTCAAGGCTTACCAATTGATGAGGGTAGTAATGATAATATACGGGGTCGTGGGTCTGAGCCATCAACTTCCTTCTCTTCTTGGAATAATAATAGTCGAGAATATGAGTTAGAGGAAGCAGCTTCTCCGATTACTTATGTGGTGCAAAACCCTAATGTTACTGAAGTTTTCGTTACTCTTAGGATAGATAGTCTTTTTGATACTATTGAAACGTCTTATGTTTCGGAGCCGAAAGCTAGAGATTTTACAGCTGGAGATAAACTACCAGCGATAATGAACGTTCAAATTGAAGTAGGGAAAATACTTTCTGACGGATCATTACAACCTACAGCCTCAAGAACTTATAGAATATCTGCTCTCATAGAAGGGCCGACTTTAATAGATATAGGCAACCCGCTTAACGAAGGGACAGAAGAGCAGCATTCACATATTAGAGACGTAACAAATCTAAGTGAAGACGCTGATTTATCTACCCCATACTATTTGCCAAGAGTAAATAATTATTCAGAAAATAACGTATACTCTTCTCCAGAAAAAAGATATGTTAAAGTCAGTAAATTATCTACAGAAACTTTTTCAATTTTAATATCTAAAGAATTAACCTTTTTTAAGGTAACTGAGATTATACCTGTAAACTTAACGTATCCTTTCTCAGCCATCATTGGTACAAAGATAGATTCTAAGAACTTTTCTGGAATGCCTCAAAGGTCTTTTGACGCAAGATTGAAGCGCGTAAAAATACCAGTAAATTATCACCCCACTGAAGCTACGGGTCCAAAAAAAGATAAAAGATATTACGACCGCAAATCAGAATTTGATACAGCTTCTGATACAAACAAACAGATTTATATTGGTGACTGGGATGGTACTTTAAAAGAAGGTTGGACAGATAATCCAGCTTGGATTCTATATGACTTATTAGTAAATACTAGATATGGTTTAGGTCAACATATTGATTCTTCAGATATCAATAAGTGGGAGCTGTATAAAATAGGAAGATTTTGTGATGCTGTCGATGAAGAGGGATTCTTTGAGGGTGTGCCTGATGGAAGAGGGGGGTTAGAACCAAGATACTCTTGTAACATCGTATTTAACAGTGATGAGAAGGTTTTCGATTCAATACAGCTCATTTCTAAGCTGTTTAGGGGCCACACGTTTTTTAGAGCTTCAGAAGTTTCTTTTACTGACGATAGAGTCAAGCTTCCTATCGCATTATTTAATAATAATAATGTCAAAGATGGGGTGTTTAACTACTCTAACTTGAGAAGGGATCAACAATTCAATACTGTCGAAGTGTCTTATTTAGATAGGTTTGAAAACTTCACTCCAAAAGTCGAGGTTATTGAGGATGAGGAGGATATACGAAGTAGGGGTGTATTCAAACAAAGGGTAGATGGTTTGGGGGTTACATCTAGAGCAATGGCTAGAAGGATCGGGCAACATTTAATTTTTAGAACAATTAAAGAGAATCAAAGGATCGCTTTCTCATCAGGATTAGAGGCTTTACTCTGTCAGCCCGGGGATCTAATTGTTGTAGACGATGATTTAAAAAACAAAAAATCTAATTTCGGTAAGATTCTCAATGTTGATGTCGAAAAACAATTTATCCAACTTAGCGGCCCTTATGACGGGGATTCTATGACGGGTCAGCTTACCGTATACAATCCCACTGGAATAAGTTCAATTGACGATCTTGATGGCGATGCAATAATAGATCGTCGAAGGGCTGAGATGTTTCAAATTACAGGTAATGCTTTTGAAAGCTCATTCTATAAATATACTGGTCAGTATGTATTCTCTGGATATAGAGAAGGTTTCGCTGACTCAGATCATAGTAAAAGTACCTTTGCTCAATACGGAGTTTACACAGGTGAGGACTCCTCACAATCTCGATTGCTATATTTTAATACAGATCACACAGGTTGGGTTTTCTCAACCAGCTTTAGTGAGAGTGATGCGGATTATATTAATGTGGGGACAGGTATTCACACTTTAGTTGATCTTAATACAGGCGTGATAGCACCTTTTGACTCTTCAACTACTGATAGGAGGAGCGCTACTCATTCTTACGCATTCTCCAATTACATTAGTGGAGATATAAGTACTTCAAGAAACAAAGGTGTTTTAGAATCCGAAATATCTCTTAATTCACCATCTCAAATAGTCACTTTGAATATTGTTGGATCTGTTGGTAATATGAGTTATGGATCTTTTGTTAGTGGCGTTGATTCTTCTGAATATTTACCATTTATCAAGTTGGGTAGCCCATACAGATTTGAGCTTAAAGACACCAATGATTCGATCTATAAGATTGATTCAATTAAGGAAAACTCACCTAACGAGTATCTGGTTTCTGCTGCAAAATTCGATACTGGCAAGTTCAATTTAATTGAACAAAACATATCAATCGAAACTAAAGAGAATACATATGATTATAATGTCGCAACACAGTTAGGAGACAAAACCTATAAAGTTTTAAATTCTCCACAAAACCTTGCTTTAAGCACTGGGGACTCATCTGATTATACTGATGCTTCGACATTTTTCATTAGTGGTAACTGGGACGATGTGACAAACGCTACTATTTACCAAGCTACTCTTCATACGCCTAACCTTAAATCCATAACAACAGGGGTTATTAATAGTTCAGTTAGATTTGATAATTTAATTAGTGTTGGAGGTTACGCTCTAAGTATTCAAGCTCTTGGCGACTCCTCATCCTCTAATGTTTTTTTAGATTCTGAAGTATCAACTAAGAGAGTATTTGCATTATATGAAGATTTTGAAGAATTCGATAGACCATTTATTAACACTATAACATTCGAATAGTATGCCTATTATTTTAAGAGAATTTGATACTACGCAACCGAACATCGATTTTACAGACTTATCAACAACGATAACTGTAAGTGGTGTTAGGTTGTTAAGAGATGTTACTATAAATACATCCATCATCGACAACATAAGTGGCGAGGTAGATAGCGCATCCGACTTCTTAGAGAACCCTTACACTAGTAAGTTAAATGTAGATATTCTTAATCAAGACGGCACGGTAGCTTATCAAAACTTCTTACAGGATTACAAATCCAACAACTTCACATTCACTGAATATGATAACATTAATGTTTTCGGTGGATACGAAAAAGATTTTGGTGTTCAAATGAAAGTTGTGGGTAATGATGACTCAGAGCAAACAACGAAACTATTTTTGTATGGAAACCACCCGTATATTAGCGGCATTGATATTCAAGATGTTAGTGGAGTAAAGAGATTTAGCGGTTCAGCAGGGGCTGGATCTGGAGTTTCAGCCATTGGTCAAACGGGTAATATATCTGGCGTTATAAGTTTTTTTAATGACCCTGAGTATATAGTTTTTGATAAACTAGAAGTATATAGTACTAAAAGTTCCAGTGAGTTTATTAATATAATAGATCCTAAGATTGTTTTAACTAGACCTATATTAGAGTCAAGCTCTCAATTTGCATTTAACATCGACGAGAATTCTTTTGGTTTTGCTGATTCTT